CAGCGCACATCAGCCAGAGTCCTAACTCAGACCACAACACAGGCTATGCAGTTGATTTAACTGATGATCCTAAGCACGGCATTGACTGTGCAGATATCTTCCAGAAGTTAAAGGAAGACAAGCGCGTTAAGTATCTTATATTCAAGGGCAAGATCTGGTCAGTAGAACGAGCCGATGAAGGTGACCGTGACTACACAGGTAGTAATCCACACAACAAACATTTACATATCTCCATCAATGGAAGTATGGGTAACGATACAAGTCCCTGGTTCTGGTGGATGAACCAGCCAAAGATTGTTAACCAGCTCAGAGCAAAGACGATTCCTAAAGCAATTAAGAAGTTGCCAAAGGAAGAAGTTTGTACCTGTTGCAAGTTGCACGGTGCAAAGTCCTAATCCCCATAGGAGGAAACAATGAACACAGAAAAAATCAAAGCAATCGCAGTTACATATCTGAGAGCAGGAGTGGCATCAGTGCTGGCCTTGTATCTTGCAGGTGTGACAGACCCAAAGGCTCTGCTTATGGCAGGAGTCGCAGCGGTAGCAGGTCCATTGCTAAAGGCAATAGACCCATCAGCTACAGAGTTTGGTCGCGGATCTAACTAAGAAGTAACTGCGAGGCGAAGAGGCTCACCCCGAAAGGGGTGGGCTTCTTTTTTTGTGCCACAAAACTATTCAGCATCTGCAGGACAAGGCACGGTCACTAGGTTCCCACAACTTACACAGGTACCATCCAGGAACCACCAGATCATCTCGTTATCCTCAAAGGAACACATCACGTTAAAGACCTGCGACCCACACGGACACACGTGGATAGGTCCTAAACCCCGCAGATCGGCCCCAAAAGGCTCAGGAAGGGTATGTTTAGACCAGAGTTTAGGCAGGGTGAGTAGACGGAACCACACAGACGGACGGATGGGAGCTTCGCTCCCCGTTACGGTAATTCGCCTCACGGCTCATATGGTAGCCATAGAGGGTGTCGCTAACGCGACGACACGCCGTTAGGTATAGCATTGCCCAATGACCACAATCGTTGGAGTAGAAGGAATTGACTACGCTGTTCTAGTAGCTGATAGTCAGATCACCGAAGATAACCTAGTCACCATTGCTACTTCCACGCCAAAGATTATTGAGGTGGGTAAGTATCTCATTGGAATCTCAGGGGACACACGACCTGGAGATATCCTTGCCTATAACTGGAAGCCGCCTGCCTATCGAGGTGAGGATCCAGCGCAATTTATGGGACGCAAGATTATCCCTAGCATCAACCAAGCATTTACCGACAACAACTACGACTACAACAAGGTGGACAAAGATGGTGGCTTCGATTATCTCATTGCTTTTAACGGCAATATCTTTCGTATTGCTTGTGATCTCTCTTTTTTCCAAGCAAATCACGGAGCGTATGGCATTGGTTCTGGTGGTCAGCTCGCTCTTGGCTACCTGTATTCAGTTATCAAACCTGATGTTGACCTAGCCTATGCCAAGCGACACGCCCGCAAAGCCGTTGAAATAGCTTCGGTCCTTGACGCTAATACCAACAAGCCTTTACAGTTGGTTGTACAGGAGAGGATGTAGCTATGGATGTTAAATCAATACCAATGACAGATGAATATGCTGCTCATTACTTTTATCAGATGGGTTGGATGGCTTGCAGACTTGCTTACAAATTACACGAAGAGGCTAACGATGACAGCAACTGATCCGAAGGAATTACTACTGACTGCACTACGTGCAGGCGATGCGAAGCGTTCACGATCTACACAAGTACAGATAGGACCATCAGAGTTAGGTGGCTGTCGTCGCAAAGTGTGGTACCGACTTAACGATCAGCCAGAGACTAATGACAATGAGATGAAGCTTGCTGCAATTATGGGTACTGCTATTCACGCAGCCATTGAAGAAGCGCTAGCAGATAACCCAGATGTAATGATTGAAACATCAGTTGAATACAATGGGATGAAGGCACACATTGACTGCTACGTACCAGGGACAGGTGATGTGATTGACTGGAAGACAAGCAAGGTTAAGAACCTTTCATACTTCCCATCAACACAACAGCGGTGGCAGGTGCAGACCTATGGATATCTATTAGCAAAGAACGGTCACGATGTAAAGCGTGTATCGCTAGTTGCTATAGCTCGTGATGGTGATGAGCGAGATGTCAAGGTACATACAGAAGACTACGACGAGTCAATGGCACTAGAGGCACTGAGTTGGTTAGAAGGTATCAAGACATCAGAGACAGCACCAGAGCCAGAGCGAGAAGAAAACTACTGCAAGTTCTATTGCAAATTCTATGACGCAAGTGGGCAGATGGGATGCGTTGGTCTAAAAAAAGAACGTATCGCTAGTGAAGAGGTGTTAATCCAAGATAAGGATGCTTCAACTAATGCGATGAAATACTTACAATTAGATGAGAAGATCAAAGAGTTGACAAAAGAAAAAGACTCACTAAAGTCAGCTCTTGAAGGCATCGCTGGAGTTACTGATACTGGAGTACAAGTCAAGTGGTTTAGCGTAGCTGGACCAACATCAGTAGACAAAGATGAAGTACTTGCTAAACTAGGTTATGTACCTACAAAGCAGGGCGCACAGCAATTAAGGTTAACAATCAAACAATCTGGAGGAAAGTAAATGGCTGCAAACGAAAACACAAAGTTCCAAGTTAACTTCAAGTTGCACGATGGAACTCTTATCAATCTTTATGCAACAAGTGCAACAGAACTAGAAGCAGGTCTCGCAGATATTTCTATGAATGCTGCGAATATCTACACAACAGGACTAGAACTTAATGGTAAGTTGGCACAGCCAGTTGCTACACCAACAGTCAAATCTATTGCAGAGTCATTTAATGCAACACCTGTTGCTGCACCTGCTGTTGTTGAAGGACAGGCACCAAGCTGTAAGCACGGTGTAATGAGTTTCCGTACAGGTACTTCTGCTCGTGGCCCTTGGAAGGGCTGGATGTGTGCTGCACCAAAGGGTGCAACAGATAAGTGCTCAACTATCTGGGCTTAGCTAATGCGGGAACCGCACGAGTTTGAGGTTCCTTTATGTGCTCAAGTAGGTGGCGATCTATTCTTTCCTGACCAGGAAAACGAAGGCAAGTTAGTTCGCATCAATATCGCAGCAGCAAAGAAAATCTGTAAGAGTTGTCAGCACACCAGTGAGTGCGCTGAGTGGGGTATCCGTAAAGAACAGCACGGTATCTGGGGTGGACTAACAGGACACGAACGACGACAGATTCGCAAACAACGAAACATAAAACTAGAAGAGGATAAGAGTGCTTAAACTTTCCCGCGCTTGGAGTGGAGTGACCACCAAGGCCACGCCACTACCTGATGTGTGGAAAAATCTTGTCAAGCAATCTATTAAGTTTCGTCGTGGTCAAGTATGTATGGTAGCTGCAGCACCTAACGCTGGTAAGTCAATGTTCGCATTGATCTATGCCATCAAAGCACAGGTGCCAACGTTGTTCTTCTCCGCTGATACAGATACTGCGACAGTAATGATTCGCGCTGCTGCACACCTATCGGGCCATAGCCAGTTGGCTGTGGAACAGAACATAGAAAAAAGGGCTGACTATTATTCAGCACACTTAGCTAACACATCACACATTCAATGGGTCTTTGATTCAAGTCCGTCTCTTGATGATATTGAGATGGAGATTAAGGCTTACCTTGAATTGTATGGGATAGCACCTGAGTTAATTATCATAGATAATCTAATGAATGTCTCTGCTGAGACAGACAATGAGTGGGCAGGGCTACGTGCAATTATGATGGAGTTGCACGATATGGCACGTAAGACAGAGGCTTGCGTCTTAGTACTCCATCACGTATCAGAACAATCAGAGTATGGTTCTCCTATGATGCCACCACCTAGACGTGCTATCCACGGAAAGGTAAGTCAGCTACCAGCATTGATACTGACACTAGGTTATGATCCAACGCAGGGTCTATTGCGTATCGCATCAGTTAAGAACCGCTTCGGTCCACACTTTGCTGATGCTTCTCAATGGGCATCGCTGTTTGTAAACTTTGCTGCTTGCCAAATAGGAGATGATGATGCACAGGGTAGGGCCTACCTTCGTGCCTATGCAGAGGAACGTGGATATGGTCATATCTAAATACGCTCTAACAGTAGAAGAGGAAGCCACTTGTGTTGAAGTCGGATACCAAAGACAGAAGCCATACTTCGGTGACCCAACAAAGAACATCAATTACTCAGAGGGTGACCTATGGGAAACGTGGCAGCACGTCGTCTGCGCAGGATCAGAACTTGCATTCGCACGTATGGTCGGTAAGAACGACTTCACTCCACACTACAATAAATGGAAGTCAGAGCTTGACATCCCAGGATTTGGAGAGATTCGTTATTCATTTCCACCAGTAAGAGGGATGCGTTACTCAACTAGAGATGATGATAACCTTGTCTATGTGTTGATGTCTGATGGTCTGTGTCACAAGACACGACGAGTTGCGCCTGAATGGAAAGGTCCTGAGTACACAGCTATTGGCTGGAAGCTTGGGTCTGAATGCAAGCGTGACGAGTGGAGATACAATGATAGGACTTGGTATGTACCAGTTGCACACCTTAATCCTATGGAAAGTTTAGTGTTCAATGGCTAACAAGAATGGACGCAAAGGTTCTCAGTTCGAGACAGATGTAATGAAATGGTTACGCGGTAAAGGCGTAACTGCAGAGCGTCTGACAAAAGCTGGGGCAAAGGATGAGGGAGATATGGTTGTTATCGTATCTGGAGAAACCTATATCCTTGAACTCAAGAACAGGCAGACGCTTTCCCTGCCTGAGTTCTGGAGAGAAGCACAAGTTGAGGCGCTTAACTATGCGAAGGCAAGGGGTCTTGGGGAAGTTCCTCTGTCATACGTGGTAGTTAAGCGTCGCAACTCTTCAATAGATCAGGCTTGGGTAATCCAAGACTTAACTCAATGGTTAAAGGAGAAACAGTAATGCCAGTTCCAGAAGGTGTAATCACAACAACAGATACTTGGACAGAACCAGTTGTAGAACTAGATGAAGCAATAGTAGAAGCTGATGCAGAAGAAGCAACAGCAGAGTATGTAGAGGATGAAGATGATCTGCCAGAACTGTCTTAAAGGTGGAGCAGAGAACAGAGATAGCCACTTCAAACGTGCCGCTGCTTGGCATAACAAGTGCGACTTTAAGGGGTGCGTATGCCAGCACAAGACTGGTCCAGGGTACGTAAAGCGGGTAGCAAAGGAAGAGTTGAAGCTAACTCCATCCCAATAGGTTTAATCGTTACTCACTACGGAGGTGAGGTGCGAGAAGGTAAGTCAGCATCCGTTCGCTGTTGCATCCATAACGACAGCAGACGCAGTGCTGTAATAAATACCTATGACAATTTGTACTACTGCCATACCTGCGGTAAGGGTGGAAGCGCAGTAGATGTAGTTATGGAAATAGAGAACTTGGAGTTCAAGGATGCCCTCAATCGTGCAATCGAAATCACTGCTGGAAGCGGCCACTCATTACAGTCAGGCAATAAACGAAGAGGCTCTAAGCTATCTCGAAGGACGTGGAATATCTGATGTAGTTGCACACCAGTTTTCGTTGGGTGTTGTAACAGATCCAATCAACGGCCACGAAATGCACACGGGCTGGCTTTCTATACCCTACATCACAGCCAATGGTCTGTGCGTAGGCTTTAAGTTCAGGCGATTAGATGATGGCAAACCTAAGTATGGTTCTCCATTGGGGCAGAAGGCACACCTGTATAACGTAGGTGACATCACTATTGATAGCTCTTACATTGCAGTATGCGAGGGTGAGTTAGATACGGTGATCTTGTCTGGTCTAGTGGGCATACCAGCAGTGGGTGTACCTGGAGTTCAGGCTTGGAAGCCACACTTTGTCAAGCTTTTTGCTGGCTATGACAACATCTTTGTTATCGGTGACAATGACATCAAGGAAGATGGCACCAACCCAGGTGCTGAGTTCTCTAAGCGTGTCGCACAAGAGGTAACAAATAGTACAATAGTAACATTACCCCCATCAATGGACATCAATGACTTCTATCTGGCTAATGGTGCCGATGCAACGAAGGCTTTGCTACTAGGACAGAAGGATGAGTAGAGACGAATGGCTACAGATGGTACAGATTTTGCAGCATATGGGCTTCCAAATCCTGGAGATCAATATGGAAACCGAGACCTTGCTGCTTCGGCCTACGCCGACAAGATAGATGCGGCATTCATTGCTGATGTCTGGCGCATTATGGATCAAGCAGGCAACCTACTGGTGCGTAAGCATCACGACTACGGCCCAAAGAACATTGCTCACTCACCAGGTGGACCACTTAATGGTCTGCGTGTACGTATGTGGGACAAGATAGCTCGCATCAATAACTTACTAGACTCTGGCGTTAAGCCAAGCAACGAGTCTTTGCGTGATTCATTCTTAGATCTACTGAACTACTCTGCTATTGCAATGATGGTTCTCGATGGCGTATGGCCTGAAGTAGAGGACAATGACTGAGTTACATAAGTCTATCTACGACATAGCACCTAGCGTTGCTAGTGCTGTAGCTCGTAGGTTCCGTGGGTATGTAGAGCGAGACGATGTACTACAAGAATGTCTTGCTTGGGCATTAACACGTGGCAGACAGTTCGATGAGATGCTTAACGAACCCAATGCAGTTCAACGTGTCATCAATGAGAAGCGTATCGCTTGGCAGATGAAGCGCACGGCAGAACGTTATGCTCGCAAGGAGAAGGCAGCCAAGTCTGGCTATCGCACAGGTGATGAAGCCTTCTACGATACAGCTATGATTGCACAGGTCTTGCCTCACGTGATTGCATCCATTATAGATAACACAGTCTTAGAACAGGCACAGAACCTTATTAACGATGGCTCACCTAAGAAGCCTAGCGTTCCAGCAGAGGGCGGCAACCTGCTTGCTACCTTGATTGATGTCAAGCGTTCATACTTAAAGCTTGAAGTGGAAGACCAGACCGTACTTCGTATGCGCTATCACGAGGGACTTACCTTGCAACAGGTGGCAGGCTTACTAGAGTGTGCAGTATCTACCGCAGATCGTAGATGTACCAGCGCATTGCGTAAGGTGCAGAATAATCTCGGCGGTGATAACCCTTGGCAATGAAAGAGATTGATCTATTCTTATTCTTGTTGGATAACAAGTACCCTGACCTGCAAAAGTCAGAGGGTATCTATGACTCCTTCGATTGCATTAGTCGTGACTCGAACGCATACATAGAGTTGAAGTGTCGCAACACCCACTATCCCACGCTACTGATTGAAGAGATGAAGTATCGCAAGCTCATTACTCAGGCAGCAGAGCGAGATCTCACTCCGTTCTACATTAACTCGACTCCAGAAGGGGTCTTTTCTTTTGACCTGATGGAAGTGGCAGAACCAGAGTGGTTCAGTCATTGGATGCCAGCGACTACTGAGTTCTCACGTTCTAACAAGGTCAGTAAGTTAGTAGGTTATCTACCTATCGAAGAGGCGGTGAAGCTCTGATGCAGTATGACTATCGTTGCCCTGATTGCAATGGTGAGATAACTATTGAGCGCAGTATCCACGAAGACCCACGTGAACCATCCTGTTTTGATTGCCATATACCAATGATCCGTAAGTGGGATACACCTGCCATTACCTTCAAAGGCAAGGGCTTCTACACCACCGACAAGTAAAGAACCCCACCGCGAAAGCTTAACGGTGAGGTTCTTGTTACTCGGAAGAGGTGAGCGGTTCAAACTGTATCAGTACCATCCTCTTCTGTCGCTATGTTGGAGAGCGCGACACGCAGATTTTCCATAGCGGTGTTCAAGGTATCGTAAACCGTGAAGGATTTGAAGTTCAGGTTGTCCACTACGCTCTCTAAGGAGCTGAGCAATTCCGTAAGCCGTGCTTCGTGGGTTGTCTGCGAGGTGGTCAAACCTGCTCTCACGGGTCCATAGTGTGACAAGACATCTGATTTGTTGCTGGTTGTAACCGAGTGCTCGTGCGTAACTAACTGCAAGTGCCTTGTTCTCACGCTTCTCCTCCATCGTTGCTTTGGTTCGTGCTTCTATGAATGTTTTCTTTGAGGATAGGTGCACCTCGTCCGTCTGCTGTGCGGATACGAACACCAACAACAGGGATAGTATTGCCGTCAATGTCAACCCACGTCTTGCCTTCTTGTTCATCTGTCTTCTTCTCCATTTCAAGCAACTGCTTATAGGTATCAGGATAAAGATGAGCAAGGCGCACTAGCGCACGGTCTCTTGCCCTTCTGTAATTGCGTTGGCGTACCGCTTGGTTAGCAGCACCACGCAACCTCTTATTTGT